ACGCGCTACTCAATCACATCCATTTGTCACCGATCATCGGTTTCTCCTACGCAGGCGGAAACCTGACGGCGGCGAATGCCACGGGTGCAACGCTGCAAGAGAAGACGCACCTGACATTCCAGGCGGCGTACACGACCACGGTGACGGCGGTTCCGCAGCGCAGGGGCACGACGATCCTCGCTTCGGAGGCCAACCGGTTCCAGATCGAGGACGCGTTGCTGACACCTGTGCGTGATGTGCAGGGCAACCCGTTCCCGAACGTGCCCATCGACACCATCATCTACTACGACGGTGAAACGCTTGTGCGCGGTTCTGATTCGGTTGTCTACCCCGGCGTCACGGCAGGAACGTGCTTCATGATCTTCCCACAGCGCAAGCTGAAGGAGATGGTGCATCACGACCTGCGCATCGACATCGGCCCCGCTGACATTTCACGACTCATCGAAGGTCAGCAGGTCGGACGTGCTCGGCGCAATGCGTACCTGAACATTGCGGAGTCCGTGCAGAAGATCACGCTGCCGTAATAGCGATGATCGTAATTGTCAGTGGGCCACGGCGAGGGTGGCCCGTTGACCTACAGGGCGGGTGACAATGGAGAGTCAACGTGAAGCAACGATCACCGTTCGCGTCCAACAGGCTGCGGTCAAAATCCACGGGGAGAACTCCCCTGATGTTTTGTCAGGCAAAGTGTCTGTTGGACACCGCGAAGAAGTTGCGAGCGGTGAGAAGTTGAGAGAGATCAACTATGAGACAGCCGTGGAACTGTTCGGCATCGAAGACGCTGACGAGTTGTTCCGTGGCGTGAAGGAGGAACAAGATGGCGAAGCTCCCTGAGACAGTCATTGAGTGTGATGGCTGCGAGGAGGACTTGAACATCCTGGCTCCTTACCTTTTTGTCACCGTCAAGGCGCAGCGTGAAGCCTTGATCATGGATGAGAGTGCGTCCGCTGATCCGAACGAGGTTCCCACAGCCGAAGTTCTCTTGGGTACCAAATCCGGTCGCGGGGTCATGCTGCGATTCCATCGCTTCGATTGTCTTGCAGCGTGGGTGGCAGAGCGAAAGGGGCTCGAAGCAAAGATCGAGTATCACTCGGAAGACGAAATCTACGAACCCGCTGACAATCGCTCGCCCGAGGAGCTTGTCAAAGACGGCGACATGCATCCGGCGCTCGCAGAAGCGATTGCTGAGATGGCTGAGCCCGAGGAGGAGAACTAATGGCAACCGTAGTCACAAACGCAGGCGAGGAGTACGCCGTTGACAAAATCAACGAGGCGGTACAGACCAAGCCTGAATACTGCGGGTGGGGTACCGGAGCAGGGACGGCCGCGAAAGCAGATACCGACCTGTTCACTCCGATCAACTCCGATCCAGGCAACCTCCTACGTCAGTTGGGCACAAGTTCAAAGACGGGCTCGGGCGCGACTGCCAAGTACCAAAACATCGCCACGCTGACTTCCATTGCCGGTGGCACGATCACCAATGCCGGATTCTGGACAGCGGTGGCAGCGGGGACGCTCGTCGTTCATGGTGACCACACTGGCGTTGTGCTCGCAATCGGTGACAAGATCGAGTACACCCTGACAATCGATCCAGCGTAGGAGATGCCCGTGGCCTGGTACATAGCGCCATATGTTCGAGATGACGTGCGAGGCCATGGGCAGCCTTCGCGCTTTTGTACTGCCCGCGATGGAGTAGGAGGCAGCGACTTTTATGCTTCCGTTGAGATCCTGGGCAACTACGCGATCTGCAAGGTGCGAGCGAACCAGGCCACGCTCGATGCCCTTGCTGCGTTGCCGAACGTTGACCGCATACCAAAAAACCGCCTTGACGATTCGCTGTCGGACTTCACGCCTGCACAAAAGTTGAGGATGCGTGACATTGCATTGGGGCTCGGCTATACGCTTCAGGAGATCAATGCTCGGTTCCCGAACGATTTGGGCACGTACACGCTCGGTGACGTACTCAAGTTTCTAGCGAAGCGCTGGAAGCGTCCTCGATACAACGTAGGGACGGATGAGATCCTGTTTGACACGCCGCCGTCTGATCCTCCGTCAACTGTGGAATGGGTAGCCGATGCCTTTTCCTGAGACACCGATCATCGATACCTGCGTGCGGTCGAACACTGGCCCGCCGCCATCGGCTGACTGGATTTCATCGGTTGACTCTGATCATGGCGGCATGAAAATTGTCAGCAATCAGATGGCTCCTGATGCCGGGGTCGCGTCTGCGATGTGGATTCCTGTGCTCACGGCAAAGCAGGAAATTTACTTCACGCTCAAAGCGTTCCCTTCTCCTTCAGGAGTAGGCAGCTTCGAACTGCATGTCAACGTGCAGAACGGCGACACGCCTACGCCTTCCGGTTACATCATGCGCTTCTGGCACAGCGGTACAGGAGGCGCAGGACAGTTCGAACTCGACCGCAACGATGCAGGGGCGATGACGCGGCTAGTTACGTCCGGTGGTCTTACTTTGGCTCTCAATGATGTTTGCGGAATTCGCAATGACAATGGCGTTTTGCGCTGTCATCGAAACGGAATTGAGATCATCAGTGCTCCGGACGTTGCCTACTTCATGGCAGGAAAAATTGGCATCGGCACGCTCAACGACAACAGCTTTCTTTTTCGGGCCAGTGACATTGGTGGTGGCAGCTTTCCTGATGTCAGGCCAAACCTCATGATATTCCCCAAGCCTAAAATGCGAGCAAGGGTGGAAGCCTGATGCTGATTCTCGTCGGACACGCTACAACGCCTGACAAAATCAAGATCACGCAGGATGCAGCAGGAACGCTCGACATCCATGCAAGCTACGCAGACCTTGACAGCACGGCTGCGCCGCCTGTTGTTCAGGATGTAGGCAAAGCCAACATCGCCATGACAACTGCGACCACTACGGATCTCGTTGCTGCTCCGACAACCGCGACTAGACGCCGCAATGTCAAGACCATGCATATCCGAAACAAGCATGCTTCTCTGACCACGAATGTCACTGTTGTCTTTGATGCAATCGACGGTTCCGACTACGAGCTTTTCAAGACGCCCCTCAAGGCCGGTGAAACCCTTGAGTACGTCGAAGGCGTGGGCTTCTTTGTCACTACTGCGGCTGTTCCGAACTTGCTCAGTGGTAACGCTAACTTGGCGGATCAATCTGCCAACGCTGCCAACACCTATCTGGCGGGCTCGGGCTACACATGCCCCGGACGAATCAGGTCGGGAACGTCGTTCCGCTGGTACATCTCTGCTACCAAAACCGCTGCCGGTGTCGCAACCCCGATCTGGACAGTGGTGTACGGAACCGCAGGCACGACCGCTGATACAGCGCGCCTGACATTTACCGGGCTTGCGCAGACCGGCGTTGCTGACACTGGCCTGTTCATCATTTGCGTTAACGTCAGGACGTACAGTTCCTCCGGAATCATCAGCGGAACATATGGCGTTGCTGGTCATAGGCTAGCCGCCACAGGTTTTGTCAACCAGGCGATTGATGCAGCGCAAGCTACGTCAGCGACGTTCGACATGACGGTCGCTAATTCCATCATTGGTATCTGCGTGAACCCAGGATCGGCTGGCAATTGGACGATCAAGGAAGTTTCCCTCGATGCGGTCAACCTGATCAATGAGGTCTAGATGAGCGTCGGCATCTTCGATCCAGAACTTCGCACCGATTCGTGGTTCGATCCTGAACTTGCCAACGAGGGATGGTTCGACCGCGAGTTGATTCCGGCCGCAGTTTCCGGAGTGTTGAATTTTGTCACCATGGCAGTTGGGCTGACATTAGATCCCATTCTCAAGAAGCAGCAAGCCACAGTCAAAACACTGCCGGTTGGTCTGACGTTGACGCCTGTTATCACGCTGGCGCGCACGTTCAAGAAGGCATTGGCGGCGGGGCTCACTTTGACCCCGGTGCTGACGCGGATCATGACTGCGCCTCGGGCTCTAGCAGTTGGTCTGACGTTGACGCCTGCGTTCGCAAAGAAGGTTTCGAAGTTCTTGCCAGTGACATTGACTTTGACACCGACAATGACGACAGCCAAGTTCTATCCTCGGGCACTCCCTGCAGCGCTTACGCTTGCTCCTTCTCTGACGCTGATTCGAACGTTCACGAAGGCGTTGCCGGTCGGTCTCACATTGACAGCAACGTTGACGCGCATCATGACTGCGCCACGTTCTCTAGCGGTCGGGCTCACATTGACGCCTGCCTTCGTGAAGAAGGTCAGCAAGTCCCTCTCGGTGACGTTGACATTGACGCCGACGATGGTGGCCGCAAAGTTCTATGTCCGAGCGTTTTCAGTTTCGCTCACGCTCGCTCCCTCCCTAACGCGGGTGCTTGTTCGGGTAATACCGATCTCGGTAGGGCTTCCCCTTTCCCCGAGCCTGACGAGAGTGGCGACGTTCCCCCGGACGTTGCCCGCATCATTGTCACTTGTGGCAGTGATGCAGCGCAAGCACCCGCGTGCTTTTTTTGTCGGACTTACGCTGACGCCGACGATGGTGGCAGCGAAGTTTTATGTGCGAGCGCTGGCAGTGGGGCTGACATTGACCGCAGCGATAGTTACCAAGTTCACGCAAGGGCGAACACTGGCCGCGACGTTGACCTTGACTCCGACGATGACCAAGCTCAGCACTAATCGGATTTCGTTCAGCACGGTGCTGACGCTGGTGCCTGCGTTCTCGAAAAAGATGCCAAAGGCTCTGCCAGTGACGCTGACATTGACGCCAGTGATTGCGCGGGTGCTCAAGAACGCGAGAGCCTTCGCAGTGACGCTGACGCTGACGCCGATCTTGACTCGAAAGAAGATCGCGGCGCGAGCGCTCTCAGTTGCTCTGAGCCTGACACCGATCCTGGGGGTACGTTCTACCCGTTTCATCCGTTTCGACGCCTCTCTGACGCTCTCAGTGGCCGTCGCGCGCAAGATGCGGACAAGGTTCGACACGCTCCTGACGTTGAGCCCGAGCATGGTGCTCACGAAGATCGGTGCTATCTCGATATTCACGCTTGGGCCTGCACGTCTGCTCGCCGCAAGGCTTGGCATTACTCACCTAATGTCAGGCGGAACATCAGGCGGCGAGATCAGCGCGACCGAGCTAGGTGGCGCTCGAATCCCCGGAGCACGACTAGGTGACAAACCCGAGATCGGAGGGATTGACTGATGCCCGTCGATGTCCACTTGAACTTCCTGCCGCCAACTGTGCCTGACATTACCAAGCTGCACATCTTGGAAGCACCAACAGCCGGTGGCATTTATGCCGAGATCGAAGCTGTCACCGCCGTGGGTTCGTACCCGAACTACATCACGCGGTACACAACGTCGAGCGCTGTCTCGCTCAGCGATTGGTTCCGCATTCAGTGGGAAGATTCGAAAGGTGCTCTCACCGAATTGTCAGAGCCCGTACAGGGCGGAACAGAGTCTCTGCTCAGCCAGATCGTTGAGATGGTCTTGCTGCGCGACGGTTCGCTCAACGAAAATGTTGTTGCGCAGGAGGCTGCCGCAGCAATCGAGATGGTGTTCAAGGTAACTAATCCGTTTTCGTTGCCCGCCGACTACGGTACATACACGAAGCGCATCGGCTTGGTCTACATGATCATGGCGCGCTCGTACATCTCCACCGTTGTCAGGCAGTCACAGTCTGATTCGTACCAGGCCGGACTCGTCAGCCAGAAGGCGAGCAACAGCACCAAGGTGACAACCGACACGATCCGCTGGTTGCTCGATCAGGCGAACGCGTTGCTCGGTACCGGTTACACACTTGTCATGCTCCTCGAAGACATTGATCCCACAGGCATCGGGGCAGCAAGCAGCATCGAGTGGGATCAGTCCCGACTACTTCTGAGCATCGAATGACAAACGTTCCCGCCTTCATCTCACTACTTTCTGTAGACGGTTCCGACGCGGTGTTTCACCGTGAGGATGGCGGTGCAGACTGTCCGTGTTTGTCACCCGAGGGATACCGAAACCCGCAGTGGCACAAGGATCATCCGGGAAGCCCGGTCTGCAACGAAGTTGGGCAGCTACCGGGAGTCGTCAACGCGTTTGCAATCAAGGGATTTGTTCAGCCTGCACAGTCGGCGGCTGTGCGCCGGTTGACAACCGAGTACATCAACGCGATGTTTGGCGAAGTACGAACGGACGATCATCTTGGCATCTTCCCTCTCGAATGGAGCGGGCACACGCTCGATTTCGAGGATTGGTCACAAGCCGGGGAGGATTTTGTCATGTATGAGGGAAAACGGTACCTGGTTGTCAATGCGAACAAGATCCCTGATCCGAGTGGCGGCGGGCCGCATCATTGGGAAGTAGGGCTCCGGTTGATCAAGCTGGAAAGGCCGGTGGTTCCCTGATGCCGCGATGGGGCGCACGATCCGCTGTTCTCCCTGGTGCGGTCGGCATCGACCGTAAGACGTTTCAAGACCTTGACAATTTGATACGCGATCTCGAATACAACAGCAAGGCGTTCAAGCAAGGCGAGAACCTTCTCGTCCATCTGCTTGCGAAGACGCAGCAAGGGATTGCGCAGCAAAAGTCACGCGGCATGGTCGATCCGAGTGGAGTCGCAGGTAGGCCATGGGGCATTCCGGTGCGGCGAATCAGTCAGGCGTATTACAAGGGGTGGAAAGAGAGAAAGATCGGGCATGCCTCTTGGATGACATACAACGATTCGCGCGAAGCGTTCTTCATCGAGTTCGCCATTAACCCGAGGGTGACTGGCGCTGTACGTCGGCCGATCCTGAAGATGTCAGCGGTAGCCACGCTCAGATTCGTTCAGCGGACAAAGTTGATCGAGCGGTTCGCTGCATCGACCATCGGAGCAACCAGGAACCAGCGCGGACAGTACCGCAGCTTCCAGGCAAGAATGTCAGGCAGCTTACTTCTTGGCGTGATCGGGCCTGAAGGGAACTTGCCCGGATGACCACGTATAATCCTGATCTATGGGCAACAACGATGTGGCGAGCGCTCAAGACGTACATCGATAGCATCGTGGACGATGACATATACACAGTCGTGCTTGGCTATCCGACCGCAAAAGACCTTGATCAACTATTGCCGCTGAAGAAGACGATCATTCACTTCGACATCGAGGATGCGCCTGAGCGACCGTTGGGGCTCGGTGACAACTATGTGGATGCGTCCTACAATGACGCTCCTCCACCGGACGGGCAGATGGTCGAGTATTGGGAAGCGCACTATCACGAAGTCCTGTTCGACATCGGCGTTTGGGCGAGCGCCGAATCGGGAGGAGTGACAAGTCGCCTGGAAGCACGAATGCTTTTGACCAAACTGTTCACCGGCACCACGGCTTACGAGGCGTGCATGGCTGTGACAGACGGAGTACACATCCACCATTTTTCAGGAGGGAGGAATCTGACTGATGCATCCGGTGACATTCCACTGTGGAGAATGGTGGACATAGCGCTAACGGTTCAGGTGTTCAGCCGGACAAAGGTTCCGCCGGTCGAATACATTGCAGGAATCGTGGACGTGGTTCAGGAACCGGAAATCGAAATCGGTGGCATACCGATTGAGGGATGAACGGAAGGAGGAGTAGATGTCGTTGACATTTCCCGAAGTAGTTGACGCGACCAGTCTAGGGCCGCGTTTCTCGCAGCCATTGTTCCTGCCGGTTGCGGTAGAAGGACAGAAAGACGCACCGGGTACGGCAACCGTGGCGACGGTGTACGAAGTGACAACTCCCGCGCAGTCCGACACGCTGTTCGGGCCAGCATCGTCACTAAGCGCGCTTGTGAAGTTCCTTCTCGGGAGGGGACTTCCGACCGTCAAGGCGATTGCAAGCGCTTCCGCAGCGCCACCAACGCTGCCTCAGCGACAGACGGCATGGGCGATTCTCGAATCTGATCCGCTTGTTCGGATCAGACTGACGGATTCTGTCACTCAGGCCGATCTTGTTGCACTGGCAGCTTCGGCAGTGCTCGCGGAGTTGCTTTACCACAAGCAGGTTGCTTTCATGGGCATGGCCGCAGGTACGCCTTCCGCAACGCTGATCACGGCGGCTACGGCTATTGCTTCGAAGCGAGGGGTACTCGTCGGCCCTGGCGTATACGACGAGAACGGTGTCCTTTTGTCAGGCATGCTTGCAGCGGCGGCGGTAGCATCCGAAGTCGCCAAGAACCCTGACATTGTGGACGATCTCGACCTGTTGTTTCTCCCTGGCTTCCTTGGCATCGAGAAGGACGCGTCGGGAATGCCGATCTTCCGCAAGAAGGTCGTTGCCGGTGTTGCCGTCAACGACTTCGAGGTTCTACTGACAGGCGGCGTGTCGCCATTGCGCACAGGGCGCAGTGGTGGGCTCCAACTCACGCACTTGCGGATGACATACGTGACCGACACAACCTACGACGCGTTGCAGACGCGGCTCATTGTCGATCAGCTTTTCATCGATGTGAGGGACTACTGCGAAGGCAACAAGTTCCTGCGGCGCGGGAACACGCAGAAGACGCGTGACGATCTCAAGGCCGGTATCGAGGCTCTGCTCGATGAACGCTCGAACTGGCTGCTTCCGAAGGCACAGCCTGATGGCACGTTCGGTTACATGGTCGCCATCATTCCGTCGGCTGACAATCGACAAGTGACAATCACCTACCAGGGTGTTGTCGTTCGCGGAATCCAGAAGATTCTCGTGGACGCCAAGCTCGAAATCCCGGTCTAAGAAAGGAGGATGACAAAGTATGGCGTGGTTGGAAGCACTCAACGCTCCCGACCTCGGCATCTTCATTGCCGGGGAAGACTTCGCAGCAACGCAGGACATGACAGAGGAATTCCGTCAGGAGATCCGCTTCAACGGCGGGTTTGGAGTAGACGGGCCAATCCTTCGAAATGTCAGGCAAGCTGACGAAGATCAGGTGTCGTTCTCGGCCATCCTCCTCAAGCGAGGCGTGGCGAACGGCATGAACGACGAAGACCGTTTGAAGACGATGCGCGACTTCGAAGTAATGTCACGGCGTGGACAGCATCGCCGTGTCTATCGAGGTTGCAACTGGACGCGAATCTCAATCAACTCGACAACGGAACAGGTCACGCTCAACTGTGACATTTCCGTGCCAGGATTCGTGAGGGATTAGATGACCCTCACAGGGCGGGAACTGGAAGAAGCAATACGGCAGGGAATCCTGCCACTCGAAAAAGCACTGAAACGCAATGCCAAAGCGAGCGAAGAACTGCTTGACATTGCGAAGCAAGAGACAATGCAGATCGAAGTTGAGGCAGGGCCACCTGTCTGCCCGAATTGTGGGGTACTCAATCCCACGATCTATATGGAGCAGGAGGCAGGCAGTGGCCCTCTCAACGAGATGATCTTCAAATTCGAGATGCACTGTTGCAACAAGACCGTCTATGCCGTACCCGAAGGATGGCAAATGTCGGTGCTGATGCAGGAAGTAATAGACATCATCCAACAGAGGGCGGGAGTGACAAATGACCGACGTAGTTGACGAACGCAGAGACATGGGGGATGTGATCGTGTCTGCGCGCGAGGCGATCAAAAAGGAAGGTCGCCTACGCCGGATGCGGTTAGGACAGGACGCACCTGAATTTGTCAACCTGATCACGAATCCTGAGATCAGGGTGGCGTTGGTGCCGTTGACAGAGGCCGAGTATCACATCGGCCTGAAAGCGGCGATGGATCTGCCTGCCGCTGACAATGCGCAAGGCATGATGTACCGGGATCGGTGGCAGCAAGTCACTGATGTCTGGAACGCTTTGCGTGAACCACACAATCCGACCCAACGCGTCTACGAATCGGTCGAGCAAATGGTGGCCGAGCTTGAACACACCGACATCAACTATTTGTCAGACATGTACCTCCGCATGGTGGAGGACTCTAGTCCCGCGCTCGACGGGGTAACAGACGAGCAGATAGAGGAATTAAAAAAAGCCTGTCTGACAATAGATTGGAGCGTGCTATCTGGCAGAGCATGGTGGCATCTCAAAGCCTTCCTTTCAAGTCTTACGCCCGAGCAACTTCAGGTCAAGTTACCTGGGTCTTTGTCAACACAGAACTTGACGCCGACGAACGAAAGTTCAGAACCCACGTTGGATGTAGACCAAAGCTAGACGAGGTTCTGTGCGAAGTCTGCGGCAAGCCGGTAGATGCTGAAGGAGCCCGGAGCATCGAGGAGATGTACGGCAAGGACATCTACCGACCTGGCGATGACATTGAAGTAGGCTTGACAGAGGACGAGATGACGGAAAGACGAGCAGAGATCGCAGGGATGTTCGAGTCCGGACAAACCGACTTCACAGTGGACGACGAGAACGGAGACAATGGCTAGCTCGAACTACCGAATGAATGTCATCTGGACGAGCCATGGGGCTCAGCTTCAGCGTGACATCAACACCTTCCTGGGACAATTCAACCAGGTGGGCGGTCAGATGGATCGCCAGTCTCGCAAGATGTCACTGTGGGGGCAGCAAATGCGGGCTATCGGAACCACGATCCGTTACGCGCTCGCAGGAGCCACGGTCTACGCTGTCGCCAGTGCAGTCAGTTCGCTCGGAGAATTCGAGAACAAGCTCGGCGTGATCGATTCTCTCGCGGCGAAGATCGGACGTGGCGGCAAGCTTGAAGGGCTCGGACAGGGGCTCAACCGTTTGGGCGACTACGCGCTACGGATGAGCAACAAGTTCGGGATCGCGGTCGATGACATTCAGCAGCACATGATCGCGTTCTACTCCTCGTTCACAGCACCGGAAGGAGAGGCGGGTCTGCGTCAGCTTCGAGAGTTCACTCAGTCGATGGCAAACCTGACACTGATCTCGGAGGGCGCAGACCCGGCTCAAATGGCGCGAGGGCTTGCCTCAATGTCACGCAATGTGCAGACCGGCCAGTTGCCGAAAGGCCGTTCAGGTGATCTGGCAAGCGCGTTCGCATACTTGATCAGCAAGTCACCGATCATCAGGGGCGAGGACGTTGCGCGTGACGTAGGCCGATTGTCAGGCGCACGCGTAGCATCGAGAATGACGCCGGAAGAAATCCTCGGTGTCTACCTCGGGGCGTCAATGGCCGGTGGCTCCACAGCAGTCGTCGGCCGTGGCGTGTCGCAGCTACTCACCACAGGAATTGTCAGGCCACGAACGAAAGAGGAAAAGGCAGCCTTCGTGCAGGCAGTCGGCACGTCTGATCCGACGCAGCTTCGAGCACTTGGCGGCATGGAGATCCTGCGCCGCATGATGAAGGCCGTAGCTCCTGGTGGGAGTCGGCTCAGCCGAGGGCAGCAAGGGATTCTCGGAAACGAAGATGTCACTGATGAAGATGCGCTTGGTGCGCTCGGGGCCACGAAGGGGATCAACCTCACGCTCGCTACGCAACTGTTTGGCAGGCAAGAGTCATTGCGCGTATTCCTCAATCTTTTGTCACAGGGCGGGCCGCAGGCGTTGAACAGGTTTGTCGAGAGCGTCAAGGACGCTGAGAAGAACAACATCGCGCAGCAGCGTGCTGACATGGTGAACAGCCGACGTTGGTACCAGCAGCTTTCGCAGTCGCAGAAGAATCTTGGTCTGACTGTTACGCGCGGGCTCGAACCATTCTTCAAGCCAGTGTCCGGAGGCGTGCGTCGGTTGAGTGACATGGCGATTGGTCATCCAACCGCATCGGTAGGAGTTATCGGCGGCGTTGCGGCGGCTTCTCTGGCGACAAGGATCGCGTTGGGCAGCGGACTAGGGGGTTTGCTCGGGAGAGGCTTAGGGCGCATCCCAGGGCTTCGTAGGGCTGGTTTAGGTGGCGTGCTCGCGCGGGCTCCTGAGTTCGGCGCCGCTCAGTTGATCGGTGGCGGAATCGGAGCGTTCCAGGCGACCGGCATCGGAGAGACAAAAGCAGGCGGTCGAAGCAACCCGCTATGGGTTGTCATCGATCCTCAGTCATGGTTCTTCCCCGGAGCACCGTCCGGTCAGGGTGTAGCTCCACAAGGCCCGGTGCAACCGATCGGGCCGGGTGGATCACGGATGAATCCGAAGACGGCGGGAGGACGATCACGGCTTCCGCTGACAATCGGCCCTGGTCTTGGAGCCGCTGCGATCATCGGTACATTGCTGGCAACTCCCGGAGCTTCGAGTGGATACGGAACAGTTGGCCGAGTTGTCAAGGAACATGCTCAAGACTTGCGACCGTATCCACGCATCGCGCAGATCCTCACACGGTTCATGGACAACAAGGAAATGACTCCGCGTGAAACCAAAGTCATCGACGCTCTGTTCCAAAAGGGCGCTAATCACTTGTTCCCGAAAGCGGCGCAGCGCGTGCTGATCGAAGGTGAAGCGACTGCGGAAGTGACAGTGAAGCTGACAGATGCCGAAGGTCACAAGATCACTGAAAAAACCAAGTCCGGCGTGCCGGTCAAGCTGTGGAGCAGAGGCAATCCGCAGCATCGTGGTCGGCAGCGCTCCACCCGCAAAGAGGATAGGCAAGGGCCAAACTGATGCCGCTTCCGCCTAATCACAATACCGTACGTCCGCCATTGTCACCGGCCATCAGGCATGGTGGCGTAAAGTCACGCTTCATCGATGACAGCGCGAAGTACATCCTCATGCCCGATGTGGATTTCGCGCGTCCCTACTTGGCGGTTCCTGGTGGCGATTCGTTCGTATGGCCGCTCGGAGTCGAAGGCTTTGACATTCAGACGAGTTCGCAGCTAGGACTGCACAAGTATCTCGGTGAGATCGAACTTGATGTCAGCATCACGCATCTGGCTGAGAAGCACATCGTTTTGTCAGGCGTGTTTCCGGGGTGGACAAGCGATGCAAACATGCGGGCGCTGCAATCGGTCTATGAGGCTGATACGCCGGAGAACGGCAAGATTTTGTCACTTCCTGGCATCTTCACCAACTTCAATTTCGTGGTGGGCGAAACACTCAGCTTCAGCCGAGATCCGGAGAGCCGGGTGCAGGACATAAACTACTCGGTCTCGTTCATCAAAGTCGGGCTCGGCAAAAGGATTCCTCCGAGTCCCGATAGACCGCCACCCGGAGGTAAGGGACGGCGCGGGCGCAAGCAGCATTTTTTCACTGTCAACAGTCGTTACTACACGCTGCGGATGATTGCGCGGAAGCTCTGGCATAACGCAAATCGTTGGTCAGACTTGTACGCCGCAAATCGCGCGTGGTTCACTAACAACCACATCCCGACGCATTCGATCCCTGACTACCAACTACCTGTGGGTTTGAAGATCAGGTACTAAATGTCAATTATGACCGCTGACAAAACAACGAGAAAGTCTTGGCAGGAAATGGTCGCCAGCGAATATCGTAGGTGGTTGCTTGAGGGTGGTCACGCGAAGCCAAAGAAACTTCAGGTAGCTGCGTTTGATCGCATCGCTGACAAATGGGCTTCGGAGTTCGCTATATGAGGCGAAACGTTAGAGCAGTGGTCATGGCCGAAGTTGGTACGCGTGGCTACCGTGAGTATCCGACAGAGAACGCTATTGCATTCACGGTCGATGGTGCAATGGACACCGACTCTGATGCGTTCTCGCTTGACATTGGCGATCCGTTCAATTCGCTACGGAAGTTGATCAACCGTGACACGGAAGTGCGGGCAGCTATCTTCACCGGCCAGACAGATGCGAGGGCTCGGATCGTGCAGCTTGCATGGGGAGTCGCGGACACTGTGCAAATGTCATCCGACGATCACTACCTGAGCATGGAAGGACGCGACTACACATCGATTGCTGTGGACTCGCATCATCCTCCGGGTCAATGGAACCATATTCGTCCGCATACCTTTGTCACTCGGGACGCAAAAAAGCTTCATATCCCTGAGCTACAGCTTGCCAAGGTGTCTGCAATTCCGAAGTTCTACACGGACGGCAGCGAAACGTATTGGGAAGTTTGGTATCGGATGTACCGCAAGAAGAAGATGTGGATTTGGGCCGAGCCTGACGGCACGTTGATCGCAGACACGCTCAACTACGACACGCAGCCGCGTTACTACTTCGGCGTACCAAAAGACAAGTCCAACTCTCGGTTTTTCATTCCGGTCGAGCGCTGCGTTGTCATCAGTAGCAAGCAACGTGCCGCTGAGGTTTGGGTCTTCGGTGAAAGAGATGGCGGTCAGGGCAACGATCCTGTCGGCTTCATCGGTAAGGCTAAAGACCCGTCGATCAAATCTTGGAAGCGGCAGCCGTTGAAAATCTTGCAGGCGTCGAGAGCGAAGAACAGCGCCGAGGCTAGACGCGAGGCATGGGAAGAAATCTTCGAAGGCAAGGTGGGCGCGCTAGAGATCGTGCTGACTGTCCCTGATCCCGGTTTTGTCATCAAGCAGAACGAGATGGCGCAGGTACGCATACCTGACTTGGATCTGCATGGCCGCTTCTTCGTTGTTGGCAATCAGGTACAGGGCGGGCCAGATGGTTACCGTCAGATTGTCAGGCTACGCGAGAAAAACTTTGCGGTCTCGAAGCGAATCCCTACTGATCCTCAACTCAACAAAGACCCTGGCGATCAGCGGATCTCGGGCACTGTCGGCGGCGCGCTGCGGATGGCTCCGAATGTCAGGTGGGGCAATGCCTTTGCGTCAGCTTCGCAGGAGTTTCATGATGGCTGGCCGATGGCGATGTTCCTTGGCGTGCTTCTTTCGATTTGTCACCATGAGACTCATTTCAAGAATGTTCGAGGCGGCGACGGTGACAGAGAGTGGTACCCAAAGCCGATCATCGGTCAAGGGGGAGACCGCAAATACGCTGACGATCCGCCTTCGGGGAACATTGTCACGGCCGCTGACGTGCAACTCTGGAAGAAGCGGTTTGCAAACAAGCAGAGCAATCCACTCAATCCTCGGTATCCGTCGAGCGAGTGCGCGGTTGGCCCGATGCAACTTGTCACTCCCGGTTACAAGGTTTGGGCTGACGAATACGGCGGGCTCCACGATGAGTACGGCGGCGGACGCTGGAACCCAAATGCCAACATCCGTGCAGGCGCAAGAGCGTTTGCAGGTAAATTGTCAGGGCTCGATCCGCAGAAGACATCGAACATCTGGATTGGTGTCGAGCGTTACTATGGCGGCACGGCAGCAGCGACCGCAGCGTACCGTCGAGCAGTCAAAGCGCTTTACGAGGACATCTACAAGGCAATAGCAGAAGGGGCTATCGAGCAGGGCTCGGAAC